TTAAAGACGATTTATTGACGGATGCTAAAAATGTCTTTCTTGCCGGGGACAATGAACTCGACGAGAGTGTGACGTACACGCCATCCGGAGAGAGCGCCCGGACTATCAACGTGATACTTAACAAAGACGCACTCCAACCGGGTAAGGAAGGCAAGAGCCTGGCGCTGATAAATCAAGCGGAGATGTATATCGCAAACGATGCCACAGAGGGTGTGACGTCAATAAACAGAACAGCGGACCGCGTGGCGATCACCGACAGGGACGGCACTGCACAGACGGCGAGAGTGGTAAGGATTATCGGTAGTAATGCCGGTATGTGGCACGTGTTGATTGAGTGGTAGGCTCGATTGTGGATTTCGGATTTCTGAATGCGGAATTAAAAAGGACGATTTATGGCTGATACTGTACGAGAGAAGATACTGGCTAATCTGAAAACGGCCCTTGAGGGACTTACTACCGGCAATGGGTATAATTTCGATTTTACAGCCGCCACGGTCCAGAGATGGTCGATGCACGGTAACAGCACAACAGAGCTGCCGATGATTTTAGTATCGCCAGGGGATCAGTCTCAAAAGCCACTTACTAATGCACTATCTCAGTGTGATATGGAAGTGCTCCTCCCGGCTTTTTACAAACACGAACCCACCGACTCCGTCGTCACAGACAAGCGTATGAACCAGCTTGAGGGCGATATCAAGAAGATTGTAATGGTAGACGAAACACGCGGCGGGAATGCGCTGAGTACTCAGGTGACAGGGTCGTCACCGTTTGAGTCCGAAGAGGACCAGAGATATGCCGGGATTGTGATCGAGCTGTTAATCAAATATAGGCATTTAACGAGTGACCCGGAAACAGCGGGTTAAAAGCAAAAAAAGTTTCACGCAAAGGCGCTCCCCGGACTGAGAAGCGCCGAGGACAAGAAGAGCGCAAAGAATAAATAATAACAGATAAAGGAAAAACTTATGACAGATAAAAAAACAGGGTTTGTCAATACTGTCAACGATGCGTCTGTTACCAAAGTGATCGACAATGGTAAGGAAGTGCAGACGGAATCTTTGAAGGAGACGAAACCCAAAGAGAAATCGAAGGGAGTGACCAGCAATGCTGACAAAACGTAGAGTAGTCGCAGCGAAAGTTGAGAGCACAGAAGGCACAGCGGAGACGCTGACAACGGCAGAGGGAGGTATACTGGCGATTGACCCAAAGGTGGACGTGGATATTGCAATGCACGAACGTGACAATGCAAAGGCGAGTCTGGGTAAATTTGCAAGCCTGGCAGGATCTCGCAAGGCCAGTATCAGTTTCAAGGTCGAGGTGAAAGGCGCCGGATCGGCATATTCTTCCAGTAATCTTCCGGCTCTTGATGTGTATTTGATGGCATGTGGGGCAAGCCAGACACTCGTCGTCACACCGGGATCTGAGACTGTAACTTACGCACCGGCATCGACCGGGGTATCCAGTATCACGATCGGGTGTTATGAGGACGGCGTACTCAAGATGATTAAGGGCGCGCGCGGTACTTGCAGGATCACTATGAAGCAGGGCGAGCCAGTCATGATGGAGTTTGAGTTCTTCGGCGTACACGTTGCACCGACAGACGTCACACTACTCGCGCCGACTTATGAGTCAACCATCCCGCCGATATTCAGGTCAGCATCGTTCACGATCGCATCATACGCGGCTGTAATGTCTGCAATAAATATTGACCTCGGCAACTCTTTCCATTTAAGGGAATCGGTAAACACGGCGGAGGGCTTTTTATCAAATGTGATAACAGGCAGGAACCCAGTCGGAGATATGGATCCTGAGATGGTACTGGTTGCTACTCATGACTGGTATGGTATCTGGCTGGCCGGTACAACAGGCGCGCTCACCATCGGCTCTATCGGCGCGACTCAATATAATAAGTTTACCATCACCGCTCCGAAGCTGCTCGCCACGAAGGTAAGTGACGACGATGCCGAGGGTCAGATGGTAGCCGGGCAGACGTTCCAGCTTGCAGAGAGCAGCGGCGACGATGAATGGTCAATATTGTTTGACTAAAAAAGGCATTAGGACGCAGATAAAAGCGGATTAAGGCAGATTTAAAAAATAGATCCTGAAATAAATTCAGGATGACAATTATTACAGAGGGAAGTATGTCAGAGAAAAAAGAATTTAGTTATGAGATAGGAGACAATCAGTACACGCAGCAGGCTCTTGTCTGGGGACAGGTAAAGCAGTTAAAAAATCTATTAGCCGGGACGAAGTTTGAGGGAGATCTGGACGTCATGAGTATTATCGACGCACTTGAGGACAAGATGCCGAAGGCGATCGCCATAGTGCTCCGACAACCAGATACAAAGCTCAAAGAGAAAAACATCGACGATCTTGCAGAGGTATTTGAGGAGGATCTGGAGCTTGAGACTATGGTGAACGTGGTAGAGGATTTTTTTTTATGCAACCGCATGGGCTTACTCTTGCAGAAGATCAGCAAGGTGTTCGGCAGCCTGACCGGGTCGATAGATTTGACATCGTTGACAGAGCAGTTGCAAGTCTCTCCAGAGGAGATATCACCAGGCGCGAAGAGATCCTCTGGGGATTCACACCAGAAGAGTGCGGACCTTTCGCAGAAATCTGTGAAAAAGAAGTAAGGTTCCAGACGGCAGTTCTGGCATTTCTGGGGATTGAGGACGATTCACCGCAAAGTAGCAAAGATCGCAAAGGAACAAGAAAAAATCAGGCGGTCGGAGAGTATTGCCAGGGCAGTGACGCTGAGGAGTGCAAGGGGTATTTCGGGGACGGTGTCTTGCCGAGGATCTGCGAGACGTGTCCGGATTAAAGACAAACCGCAAAGGAAAGAAATAGGACGCTCCCCGGACTGAGAAGCGCCGAGGACAGGGATCAAGACGGATAAAAAAGGATTCACTGCTAAATGATAGAGATCCTGAAACGAGTTCAGGATGACAGGCGAGGATTAAATTATGGCTGAAAATGTTGAGATAAAAATAATTGCGAAGGGGATCGCGGACGCGAATCAGAAGCTTAAAAGCCTGGGCACGGCGTTCAATAAAGTAAAGACCAGGGCGCAGTCCGTGGACAGATCTCTCTCGAAGCTTAAAGGGAGTTTTGTCGGCCTCAAGGCCGCCATTGCTGTAGCTGCTACCGGGTTAATATTAAAGAAGGTCTCCGGATCAGTTATTGAGACCGCTGCATCCTTTGAGCAGTTAGAGCTTAAACTCAACGCTCTGACAAAGGGCAAGGGCGCAGAGACGCTTGAGAGGATAAACAAATGGGCGCTTGACATGCCAGTGGATACAAAAAAGGCAGTTGATACTTTTGCATTAATGCAGGCATTTGGCCTGGACCCGACTATCGAGAAGATGGAGACACTTGTTGACGTTGCCACTATCTTCGGTGAGGACGCCATGCCGAGGATTGCCAGAGCGCTGGGTCAGATGGCAGCACTGGGCAAGGTATCAGCAGAAGAGTTGAACCAGCTCTCTGAGGTAGGTATCAACTCCAGGAAGATCCTGCAGGATACGTTCGGGCTGACCGTTGAAGAGCTACAGAAACAGAACATTGAAGTCGACAAGGTGATAGATGCGTTGATGGCGGGAATGCGGGACCAGTTCGGCGGTGCTGCACGGGCCGGAATGACTGCCTGGCAGGGCCTGAAAGCATCGTTCAAGAGTTATATAACAGAGATAGAGAGACAGGTCGCCGACGCGGGTGTATTTGGCGCCTTAAAACAGCAGCTGGGCGCTATCAATAACAACCTCAAAGAGTGGCTTGCAAATAATACAGATTTAATCAAGCAGAAGGTCCCTGAGTATATTGAGAAGGTAAAAGCAGTATCAGCAAGCCTCGCGAGTGTTTTCAAGGTGTTAATCCAGGACATTGCCTCTGTGGGTAAATTTATTTTTCAATTACCCATTGGGTTAAAGCTGGCCGCCGCTGCGGCGTTATTATTGAGCACGAGCATGGGGCCGATTCTCCTGGCGGCGTTAGGGATCGAGGCAGCGATAAAAACGTTCCCGGTAATCTGGAACCTCGCTGTCGAGGCCAACTCCAGAGCGGTGTTGCTTATGTTGCAAGGCGTTAATAAAGTCATCAATGCAGTTAATAAGATACCAGGAATCAAGATCGGAAAGATCGACACCTCCGGACAAGAGGCAATAGTTGACCATTACACAAACATAGCTATCGAATCCGAAAAGGCACTGGAGGCCAATCAAACGCTGGTGCAGTCGTTTATTGATAGTGGAAAAAAAATAAAAAAGGCTCTTGGGTCTTCTAAAGCCACTAACTTCGACGACTCACCAGCCTCACCAGTTTCCCCTTTACCTGTTACGTCCGGCAAGGCTAAAGCCGAAGGCAAAAAGAGCGTGGAGGAGTGGCGTAAGGCGATGAACGATTTCAAGATTGTCACCGACGCCCAGATGAAGGAAGCAGCTCTCAACGCGCTCAAGAATTTCCAGACGATCGAGAACTCCGGGCAGCTTACCGGGAAAAGACTCGCGGAGGTATGGAGCGGCCAGGTGGCGCCAGATCTCACAAACGTATTTGACACGCTGGACACTGAGACACAGAACATGGTCCTCGCGAATAACAAACGATTTGAGACTATGGCCAGCAAAGGCGTAGACGAAATGAACAGACTGGAAACCGGCACCCGTGACGTGCTCACGCGCATGAGAGGACCTTTTACAGAGTTTTTCATGAACATGAACCAGGGCTGGTCTAATGTACAGAACTTAGTTGTCAATGTTGTAGGTGTGATCAAACGCAAACTGGCAGAACTCGCAGCGGACAGGGCGATCAAGTACCTCACCAGTGTGCTAACTGGTGGTATTGGCGGTGGAGGCGGCGGCTTTTTCTCAGGGTTACTCGGCGGCCTGTTTGGAAAGAGGCCACACGGTGGCGGCCAGCCAGGTAGCTTGCCGACTCAGAAGATATTGACGCTGCACACAGGTGGCCTGGCAGGCGATGAAACACTTGCAAAGCTAAAAAAGAAGGAATTTGTATTAAACGAAGGCGTCACGAAATCACTAGGTGTGGACAGACTCAACCGTATAAACGGCGGAGATTTTACCGATTTTCAAAGCGGAGGAAGTGGCGGG